GCCTCCATGATCCCGCGCAGGACGCGCTTGATCTGCTCGCCGTCGGGGGCTGCCTGCTCGGCCATGCTGCCCTGCCACGCCTTGAACGTGTTGAACATCACCTCGCCCATGCCGCTGGTGGGGCTGGCGTGGAGGTCTGGGTGTTGGTTCAACAGGGCGGACAGAACCGTGCTGCCGGAGCGGGGTAGGCCAGCGAGGAAGTGGATTTGGGGCATTAGTTGGATGTACCTTGGAGGATTGCGAGGGTGTGCCCACTAGATACCCCATTGATCACCCTATACCAACTAGTCAATCCACCGATCTGAACGGGGCTTGATTTGCTGACAGTGGTGTTGTCGCCGAGCTTGCCTTGCCCGTTGTAGCCCCAAGCCCAAAGAGTTCCGTCCGTTCTAATGGCTGCGCAAGAATTGCTGTTCGCCGAAACCTGCGACCAGTTTGTTAGTGCTCCAACCTGAACGGGACTTGAACGGGGAATTGTGTCATTCTGGCCAAGTGTAGCCTGACTATTAGCTCCCCACGTCCAAAGGGTGCCGTCAACTTTAACAGAGGCCGCAAACTGGTTTCCTGCAGAAATGCGATACCAATCTGTCAGAGCGCCGAACTGAACAGGACTAGAGCGATATATCCTGTTGTTTGTGCAAAGGCCGCCAGAAGCATTGTTGCCCCACATCCACAATGTTCCATCTGTTTTTACAGCACCCGCCATGGTGCCTCCGGCTGAAACCTGCGTCCAGTTTGTCAGAGCGCCGACTTGTATAGGGCTAGAACGGCTTATTACATTGCTGGCCCCCAATTGCCCACCGATACCAAATCCCCAAGCCCACAATGTGCCGTCAGTCTTAACGCATAATACAGAGTCGCTTCTACCTGCACCACCTAAATTTGGCCCACCACGAGTAGGTTTACTCCAATTAGTTAAAGAGCCAATTTGTTTAGGTGACGAATAATTAACATTGTTTCCAAGACCTTGTTGACCAAAAGAACGATAACCCCATGTCCAAAGAGTACCATCTGTTTTGGTACACATTGAGCCGCCTTTTGATGTAGCTGGGGTTGCCCATGTTTTTAAAGTACCAACATTTACAGGTGAAGAATAAGATGTAGTATTACCAAGACCTAATTGACCAGCAGAATTTCTTCCCCAAGAAAAAAGATTACCTATAGCAGCAACAGCAGCACTCTTAGCAAATAAAAAATTCCGAGATGCAAACATTATTGAATCCCTTACGAAAGGTTTTGAATAGCAGAACCATACCAAGTAGAGCCAACAGACATAAAGCTAATAATATCTACTGCTGATGCTGTGGCTGTGATTGTAGGAGCAGTACCGCCAGCCCATTTAACACCAGTAAAGGTTGCGGTGGTCATGCCTGTGGATGCCTGAGTCAGTCTTAGGATAAAAGACTTGCCAGCCGTAGCGGTAGGCATAGTAAAGGTGCAAGGTGTCGATGCGGTTAGTGTTGCGGTCTGAACTGTACCATTGGTTAAAACTAGGGTATGCGATGCACCAACTGTACCAATCGTTACTACAGATTCGGTGTAATCAGTAATAGTTGGGTTTACTAATGTTGGGGTGTTACTTAACACTACATTTGTTGTACCTGTAGAGGTAGTAACGCCTGTACCACCGTTAGCTACGCTTAATGGCAATGTAAGTGATGCTGCGGCTGAACTAGCCAATAAAGTAACCACATTGGAACTATTCTTAAAGTATAGTTTTCCATCAGCAGTATTAATGGCTAACTCACCAGCAACTAGATTGCCAGCAGTCGGTACAGTTGAAGCTGTAGTTGAGTAGTAAAGTGATATTGGTGTAAAACCTGCTTGTGCCATGATTTTTCCTTAAAATAATCCGCCAAATATACCAGTCACAGCCGTAACTGTACCCGCATTTGCTATGTTATTACCACCCATTTGCAATGTTCCAGTAATAGGCGTTTGTCCATCTGCTGCAATCGAACCTGTTATTGCGGCAGCCAAGTCATTCATGGTGTTATTAGCCCATGTACTTGCAATTGTAGTTCCAGTTACTACTGGGTTACCAGCAGGTAGGGAATATGTACCCGATCCGTTTCTACTCATTTTGATTCCTCTGTAAGTTCAGGTTTAGGTGCAACATAAGCACCAGCTAATGTATTAGCTAATACTTGTGCTTTAGCCGATTTTGGGCCAGTTCTAGCAAGTTCTTGCAATTTAGCAACAGAATCAGGATCAGTTAACATTTTAGCTAACACATCGGCATTGCGACCAAGTTGTATATTTTCAGCCCAATTAACAATATTGGAAGGCTTAAACAAAGTTAAACCTTTTGACACAACTCCGCTACCAAGTTCGCCTTTAATCATCTCATTAAACGCTGTTGCTGAATTAGCTGGCATACGCTGCCCTTGTGCTTGTGCAACATCTAAAAAATTTTCAAAGCCTTGCCATGCTTGCATACCGCTTGTTTCTGTAACCAAGGTACGCAAATTGTCACGCTGTTGTTTGTTACCAGCAATGCTTGCAGCAAACTTAGGCCCACCGAACTGGTTTTGACCAGTAGATAAGTTTTGAGTAGTTTCGTTAAAAATACCCTCTAAGTTTTGGCGTGTCCAAGCAGGCAACGCATTAGGGTCTTTTCTACGCAATAGATCAGCAGTACGCTTAATATCGGCAGGGTATAAAGACACAGGTTTTTGTGGCATCAAAATATCTGCACCTGTAGCACCTTCTGCTATTTGACCTACTGGGCCTTGCTTTAACGGGGTTATTTGGGTTTTTTGAGCTACTTCAAACTTTTGACTACCTTTGGCGTAATCAGGTGAAACAGCATTTAAATAATCATCTAATTGACGATTGGCAGAATAAGTAACCCTTGCAGCATTTTTTTCTGCACCCGTTACAGCGTTCATTTGTTTACTGTATTGGTCATCTAAATATTGTTTAGCGGCTATTAATGTTTTAACCGAATTAGCAGGTTCATTTTTTACCCCATATGTGCCTGTAGAACGAACATGATCTACGGCATCAGAAATTTTAGGGTTAGTCATCATGCCAGCAATGTCTGTATTAGGTACGGCTTGTTTGCCAGCCTGTGTAAAGTATGGGCTAACATTGCCTGTAACAGACGATTCAGCACCACGAATAACATTTTGCCCTGCTTGCTGTAAGTTAAATGGGGTAGCTGATGTAGGCGCACGGGGACTAACGCCTTGCATTACATTTGCAAAACCTTGTTGCACTCCAGCAGGTCTGCCAGCCATAAATTGACTCATAGTGCCTTGGCTGGGTTCAGCTTGCTCTAAGAAACGCTGGGTAGTTGTTAAACCACGCTGACCCGAAACTTGTGCAATTGCTTCTGCACCCGTAATTGGCATACCTTGCTTAATAGAATTTTGTTGCAATAACTGAGCAAGGCGGATTTGTTCGGAAGTAACGCCTTTTAAATTGCGGTTAACAATGTCGGCAGGGGTTGACCTTACGCCACCAGTTGCTGCACCCGTAATTCCCATTGTTAAGCCAGTACCAAGCATTTGTTGAATTGGACTTGCTCCAGCATATTCCATGCCCTGTTCAGTTGCACTTCCAACAGTACCAGCAGCAGCCGTGCGACCAATTTGTTTACCAATATCTGCACTAGCACCTAATAATGGTCTAGTTGCAGCAGATCGAACCATTGAAGCTGGGTTTAAACCACCGCTAGTACCTACTTGTGTAGTGAAATCTATTACTTTGTAAAGCGGATTGTTTGGCTCATTTTCAGGAGTCAAAACACCTTGACGCTGTAAAAACCCAGTTACAGGGCGTGATTTAAGAGGAATTTCAGCATTTTTTGTTGTAAGGTATTGGTATAAATTTGATATATCAGATGGAAAACCACCAACAATATCGCCTAAACCAGCAACACCTTTAATAGCACTTTGTTTAACAATTCCACCAAGATTGCGCTCGTTTGATTTTGTGTCTAATACGCTTGGTGTGCCAGCAGATTGAAATTGTAGGTCAATAGCCCTTTGGCTAATGCCAAAACGATCCCTAATGGCTTCTTTTGTAGCTTCATTAGCTTTTGTAAAGTTAGGATCATCCTTTGCAAACTTTTCAAAAATAGCGTTTTTAGTCGCTATATTGGCTTGTTCGTAATTAGGATCACCAAGTAATTGTTCTAATGCCATATTATCGTTTTGGTGCTAAAAGTGGGTTGCTTGTGTCAATAGTACCGATTCCTGTATATACCTCAACAGGGCCTGCTCCAGTAGCGTTAAGAATTTCTTTATCCATCTTAGCTGCTTGAGCGTTCCATTTTTTCTGATTTGCAACAGCCATCTTAATTTCAAGACCAGCCATTGCTTTAAGTGTTTCAGCATTAAGCGTAATTGTTCCACCTTCAGCTTGCGTCAAGAATTTACGCTCACCTTCTGTAAGACCTTGACTACCTGCAAGACCTGATTGCTTAATAGAGCCAAGCATGGCTTTACCACGGTTAGAAAATAACTGTTCTGTTTTACTAATAGTATCTTGATTGTTAGCACCAGCCACATTAAATATTTTTGCGGCTTCTAAACCAATATTAGCGGCTGGCCCAGTTAATGCACCACTATTTACAAGTTCAATTGTGCGTTTAGCATTTTCAATTTGTTGTGGAGCAGCAAGTGCTTGTTCATACATTCCATAAACACCTTCGCCTGCTTTGCCAGCAAACCCACTACCAAACTTATTAGCCGTACTAACAGATACGCTAGGCGCACCCGCTCTTTTCAATGTTGTTTGATATTCTGTAAATCCACCTTTAAATGGATTAATTGGATCATTTTTTGCTATTAAATAATTTTTATACTCAGGACTTGTTTTATCTGCACCCGTAGCTACTTGTTTAATGCTTCCGTCAGGTTGTCTTTCATAGCGTACTGAACCTTCAGGTAAAGTAAACGATTCAGGATCAGCAATCATCTTGTTAAAAGCAAAGTTTTGCAATCTTGGCGATGCTTTTGGATTTGCTATCAGATTTGCTAATGCGGCTTGTCGGTTAGCTGGTATTGCTGGAGTTCCAGCATCAATTAATTCATTACCAGCAGGTGCAGGTTGAGCAGGTTTAGGTTGTATTTGTTGAAAATAATCAGCCATTGCAGAAGTTTCATCTGCTCGTAACCGTTTAGCTAAATCTATTTGTGCTTGTTCTGCTCTCTCAATACCTCTTTGACCCATATAAGTATTGGCTAAACCAGCTATATTTTGGAATATGCTAGGAGCAACATAGCGACCACTAACCATCTGTCCTTGTGGTTGTTGCATACCTTGTTGCATGAGCATTTCAGCCATCTTTTGCTGGCGTAAAATCTGTTGCTGTTGCAACATCTGTTCGGGGTTAAGTGTTCCAATATCAGCCATATTATCTTTCTTGAGCAGCTAACATTCTGCTTTGTGGCGAAAACATATCAGTACCGTATTTATTTGATATGTCATATTGAGTAAATGGGTTATATGTGCTTGCACCACCCATTTGCACATCTTTGGCGTTTTGATCCATTGGTTTATTTGGGTCTTTTTTACGCAACATCATTGCCAAGGCAAGTTGATTAGTGCCAGCACTACTTTGTGGTTGACCTGCTTGGTTCATCAATTGATTTTGCTGTGCAAGTGCCGCCTGTTGATTAGCTAATTGCTGTCCAGTATTTTGAAATACAGGCTGCAATCCGCTAACATCTTGCATGGGTTGAGGCATCAGGATATAAGGATTCATAATTGTCCGTAATCTACGGCTTTATAGCCGTTATCAAGGGTTATTACAGCATTAGGATACATAACCTCAGCTTCTTGTGCCATCACGCCTGTGTGCGTTCCATGACCTGCTAATGGGTGATCCTTAAATTCATCTTTGTATTCGTATGTGTATACGGGTAAACCATTAGGCAACCAACCAACTTGTTTAATATTTTCTTTAGTACGAATATCAGACATTAAAGCCGCACCGCCTAGACTAAATAAACCTTGTGTCATTGCGTTATTAGCGGCATTTTGGGCGTTAGCCGCACCCATTTGAGCGTTGTAACCCATCTGTGTTGCACCTAATAAATCAGCACCAGCCGTATTAGCTTGCATAGGGGGGTTTACAAAGGTTGGCCCTTGAACTTGCGCCCCTGTTCTAACAGCACTTAATGTATTGAGTGGCTCGTTTCTGAGGTACGCTTGCTCTTGCAAGGCAGATTGGCGGGCTTGTTGACCAACGCCAAAACCTTGTGTAGTTGCAGCAGCTAGTAAGTCATTCTCACGCTGGGATTGAGCCAACATTGCCCGTTTATAGGCTTCTGAACCGACAGGAATACCCTGATTAGCTAGTTTTACATCTAATGCCTCACGCCCCTGTTCGATTTGGGGTTGAAGGCGTTGCATATAAGCATCTTGGTAGGACTGACTAGGATTAAACCCTGTGCTTGGTAATGCGCTTGTATCAAATGGGGTGTCAAGCATATTGCTAACATAACCCAAGCCTTTGCCAGCTAATTGTCCAAGACCTAGACTTGTTTGATTTTGATAATCTAAAAGTTGTTGTTGTGCAGGAGAAAGGGATTGCGTAGCCTTCCACATTGGATTGCCAAACTTATCCTCACCTGAAACTTGATATTCAAGCGAACCATAAGGCGTGTATTGATTTACACGGTTAGCCGCAATGTTAGCCCGTGCAGCATCTAAGTTGCCCGCTGCTGTTTCCCTAGCCGCCCCTGCATAATCAGGTGGTGGTGGCGCACTTGCCGACTTTCCCATATCTTTCTCCTAAAAATCTACATTTGTCTTTTGACATTACAAAAAACAACAAATCTCCAGTAGGAAAAACATCAAGTAATCGTGCTTGTTCCTCAAACCCCAATTTCTTGACAAACTCTATTGACTTGTCGTTACTGCTAACCACGGGGCAAACAATCTTATCTACCCCCAATTGTACAAAAGGATAATCAAAAATGGTAGATAAGTATTGCCTATTTAACCCTTTTTCTAAGTAAATATGGCAAGTTACCGACCTTTTATTAAAATCCTCGTACCAAACTACTGCCTCTATTTCATCTGTTACCCAGCCAATTGTGCTTGAATTTTCAGGTGTCCATACCATGTCTAACTTTTGGGCGATAAATGGCCCTAACAAGTCTTTATCAAAACATAGCACCTATAAGACTCCACCTTTTTCCATTACATAATCGGTTGATGCCCAATGAAACTCAATACCTTGTGATGCCACATTAATATTGACCGATCCTGAAAACCCTGTCCCTGTAACCCCTTGCCATAATTTTGTGGTTTGTAAATCACCACCCCAGTTAGCAGCATCCCATTTAGCATTATCCCAAGTACCCGTATTGTTAATGGCAGGGTTAAATGCTATTTGGCTAGTTAAAGGTACTGTGTCAAAATCCGTGCTAATACCGCATAAAACAGTCGGTAAGCCGTTAGTTGTCTGTAGGATAGGGCGTACTAAAGTAAAGCGTTTTAACTGCCCACGGGTGTCAAAATAGCTGTACGCTTGTTGTGCAGTTGCAATAATATTTGCCCCTGCATCAGAAGTTTCAGTATAAAACTGCGCTACAAATCCGTTGCCACCAAAGAAAATCTTATTGTCCCCTGATGCTTCCCAGCAAAGAGCGTTTACCCCAGTAAATCTAGCCCATGCCTTAGTAATGGTGTGCATTACATACTGTTCAAAACCCAAGCCTGTTGGAATGTTAAGAATCAGCATATTTTCACTAGCAAAGTAGTTAATCTGCCAGCCAAATTCAGCATAAAAGTTAGTAGCCGCTTGGCTTACAGCGTAAAAAATCTTGTCGGTAAGGTTAATTCGTGGGTCTAAGCGTGAAGATTGTAGTGCGCCTGACATGGGTACTAGACCGTCTTGGGTCAATAGGAGTAGATCACCGCCAAACTTAAAGAAGCATCTACGGCTAAAGGTTTGACCTAATTGCCATACACCGACTTCACTCCAAGCATTAGAGTCACTAGGGTTTGTACCCTTATAAACGATAACTTCGCCCATGCTGGTAACAAAAGCAGCTAGATCGTCTACCCCGTAACCTGCGTCTAGTGTCCAAGTTCCCATTGCTTGCAAGAACCCGCCTGAACGGGCTATTGCCCCTAAAGGGAAGTCCAATGCCGCACCACCAATAGACTCTACTGGTAGATACCAAAAGGTCATGGTGTTTTTTTGTACAAAGAACAGCCTGTTTTGGCACATATTGACATTAACAAATACATTGCTGTTTACGCCTGTAATGCCTATAACTGTGTAAGTTCCGACTACAGTAGCATTAGCTGTTGGTGCAGTAGCCATCGTGTAGGTAAAGGTAGTAGCACCCGTTACCGTAATAGCATAAGAACCGTTGTAGTTTGCTTCTGTAGCACCGCTAATAGTGACCCGATTACCTGTAACAAGTCCGTGCGCTACAGCGGTAGTCAAGGTAGCCGTTAAGTTGCCCGTGCCACCCCGTGTAATGGTCAAAATGGTCTGTGCGGTTGTCGTGGTAGCTATCTTAGCCCAGCGTGTACCGTCATAAATCATTGCAGCATCTTCACCGTTAACAGCAATTAAAAAATTACCGCCATCGGTAGAAATCATGCAATGCTGGAACTTGCTGTTAGTTAACCCTGTAAATACGGAAGTGGCTGTAGAAGTTGATGCGTTATAGATAACCCCGTTAGCTACAGCAAAAAGCGTGTTTGTGCCATCTTGATTGGCGTAATTCATCAGGGTTTGAACATTACCCGTAATTCCTGTAGAAGTCTTGGTAAATCCTTTTCTTAGGGTTACATCGGAAGGCGTAGGAAAGAAATTGATTAACTGAACCGCATCTAATGGGTTCATTTCAGCTAATGAATCTCTAGCGTTCCAACCCCCAATAGGGGAAGCTAATGATGCGACTGAAGCTGTAAACTTCTTAGCAACCGCCATAATTAAGACCCGTAGCCAGTATCGGGTATGTTTGCCCAGCCAATAAGCACAGCACTTGGCATAGGTGCAAAAGACAGGGTTGCAGAACCTTTATCGTTTGCTTTAGCAACGCTCAAATAACGGTTGTAATCTTGTTGCAATGCGGTAGTATCAAACGACTTAATTTGGAAGTATTTAAGTTTTGTAGCCAACACCATAATGGTGTCATCTAATACGGTTGTATCCGTATCAACAGTAAAGCTGTTCTTCACAGCATCGGCAGCACTTCTCGCCCAGCCCTTAGAACGGTACTCAAACCCTAAATACTCTAAGGTGTTATATGGCGGCCAAATTTCAAACTTGTTACCTAAAATTCTCCAACGAACCCGTGGGCCTGTTGAGATATAGCCTGATTTAAGCCATTGCCATTGCTGGGCATCAACTGGGCCAAGCATTTGCCAATGCTTAGTCTTATCCCAATGGGTGTTATCTGTAATGGTTTCGTAGTCAGGCGGCAGCGGGTAAATTGTCTGACTAAAAGTAACTGTACCGCCAATAGTAGTAGCAGAAGCTAATTGGCTAGTAACTACCGTTGATCCAGCTACAGATTCAACATAAGTATCTTGAGGAATTGCTGTACCTACAATACTGTAATTTTTATCTAAACCTGTTGTGTTAGCTACATTTAACAGGTTATAAGTTCCATTTACAGTATCGCAGGTCGTGGTTATTGCGTTGGTGTAAAACCTATATTCCAACTCCAATGCTTGCCAATTGTGTTCTTTTACTAAGTCATACCCAGCACGGTTCATCAACGCAAGAATCTGTTGCACATCTTGGTTGGTGTTCCCTGCTACATAAGTAGGTATGGCTAAGTTAAGTTCAGCGGTGACTTGCTGTACAAGTTCAAGCATTGTTGATGACATATCAGGCTTCCTCTGTGGCTACCGTTTTCTGTTTACGGGGTTTCTTTTCACCAACAGCAGCAAGTATAGTAGCCATTTGCTCTTGCATTAAGGCTAACTTCGCATCTGTTTCTGACTTTATTTTAGCAGTTTCTAGTTCCTTTTTGGCAAGTTCTTCTTTCAAAGCGTTAATTTCATGCTCACGCTTATCGGTTTCTGCTGAAGTTGTTGCTAGATTTAAAAATGCCTTTGCCTTGTCACGGAACGCATAGGGTGACATTCCTGCAATCATTCCCATACGCTGTAACTGCTGATCTGAAGCGTTTGCAATAGACTCTACCGTTTGGAACTTAATTGCCCTTAATTCTTCAGCTTGGCTTTTTGTTACTAAGGGCCATTCTGCTACAGGCGTTCCTACTAATTCCTCATCGTGCGCTCCTTGTCTATTCATGTAATTAGCCCATTGAATAGGAAAGCGTTGCTTATGGTTTTGTAACGCATAAGTGTCGATTTCGGTTAGGGTATCGCCAGCAACGCAGATTTGTACAAAATCAAAATCTTTGAAAATTGGTCTGCCAGCGTCTATGGATTCTTGCTCTTGTTGTACGGATTTTTTGTAAAAGCGTACTTGTAGGCGTGAATCTGCTCCTTGTGTATCTGAAGGTAAAGCCATTTTTAATTCTCCTAAGGTATTAGGTTGTTAAAAGGAAAAAGGGGCTACCAGTTAAGGTAACCCCCTGTTTTTACTACATTTTGCTATTAAACACTAGCCTTGCTAAACCAGCCATAATCGCCTGATGCCATAGAAGCACCTGACAAATATGTACCTGCACCCAAAGTTGCTTGGAATGTAGATGCGTTGACTACGCAAGTAGCGGTTGAAGCCGCAATTGCAACACCAGCTTGGGCAAACACATAGCGAAAACCATCTGCGCCAAAAGTTTGCAGACCGAGTGGGCCAATAGTTGGAATTGCTACACCAGCTGAATTTAGGTTAGTGTAAGCATTTTCACCTAAATCTACGCCAGCAATGGGGAGAGTTGTATATGACATGATAATTTTCCTTTAATTAGTCAGTTGATTAAGTGCCTGTCAAGATGCCTTGCAATGAAGCGTTAGAGCAGGTTAAGTTACCAGCCCAGCCATACAGCTTCACGATTGCATCTTGGTTAATCGATTGACGCTCACCACCGATAGGAACGAAATTACGCTCTTTGTGTGGGCGGAAGAAGATGTAATCGGTGTTCAAGAGGTACATATACAATGCGTTCTCTTGTGCGCCAATACCACCACCTAGTACCACATCAGCAGACATACCGCCACCGTAGAACTTGAGGGATGCGAAACCTGCTGCACCTTCGTCTACACCAGCAATACGCTGAATTGCTTGCAAAGAAGCTACATAGCGTTGATACAAAGTGTTACCAGCAATAATAAGGTCAACCTTATCATTACCACGAACAGATTTGATAGCAGCGTCAGTCATAGCAGCTTGGATCAATGCAGCGGAGTTAGCACCAGTTGTTGCTTGGTTGCGCCAAAAAGTCCAGTTTGCACGGTTAATACCACCGTATGTGCCAGTTGTAGGTGAAGTGCTAATAGCAGCGGCTAAACCTGTAATATTCTTACCGCCATTACCAGTACCGTCACCATACAAGTCACCCGAAATGCGGTTTAACAAGCGGGCTTCAGAAACTTGCATACGACCATCTAACAGGTCAATGATTGCTTCTTTGCTGCTGTTTTGGAGCATTTCTAGACCACTCATGGTTACTGAGTCAGCGTACTGCGTAATGCTGAACTGAGCAGCCGAGATTGGGCTATCAGGGGTAATGTTCAAGACTTCGTAACCGCTATAGCTATTAGCATTGTTGGTTGATGGGTCGTTGTACATGATTTCTTCCAAGATCACATTACCACCCGAGAATGGGCGAACATTACCTTTGGAGTTCAATCGTTGAAGAATTGCATTGTTTTCTGTTAAGTTATCTGCCAATACTCCGCTACGACTTTGAATGGTGGTAGCGATAATATCGGTGATTGCGCTATTTGCGAATGCCATGATATTTCCTTTATTAGATTAAGTTAAACCCGACCACCCTCTGCATCGGCTAAATTAGCCATCAGCAAGGATCGTCTATCCTTTGCATCTGATTTAGACACTTGACCGCTAGGAGTAACGGATCGTGGACTAACAGCAGTTGCTTTAGCTTTTGCTACTTGCTGTGCTTTAGACGCTTGTGTGTTTGTTGATTTTAGGAGTTTTTCCTGTTCCAACTTAAACGCTTCGTCATTAAAACGCACCGCTTTTGCATAAGCCGATTCTAGGTCTTGGGCCAAACCTCGCTCAAGTAATTGAGCCATATCTTCCCTTACCATATCAAAGTGCGGGAAAGCCACCTTGTTACTGCTTACCCGACTAATTTCATTACTCAGTCGAGCATTTTCCTCTTGCTCCCGTATTGCTGACAGTTGAGCAACTTGTTGCTGTGTTGCTTGAAGTTGCTGCATTAACTGTTGCTGGTACGGATCAACATACGCCTGTTCAGGCATCTGAAGTGCATCTCTATTTAATTGTATTCCATAATCTTGGGCAAGTCTATTAAAGGCATTTAACTTCTGTTCGTAAGTTCCATTAGCTAAAGTGTAGTGCGCCCTGCCCAAGTTATTAATCCATGCAGAAGGTGAAATACCATGCTTTTGGAGTTCAGGAATAAACGGCCCAATTGCTTCGGTTAATTGCCGTGCATTGTCGGCTTCTGCTTTGTAGGCAGAAACGCCCTTTTTGTACTCGGATTCACGCTGATTAGCGTATTCAGCAAACTTAGCAAACTCCGCTTTGTCTAGCGGCTTACCTTCTTGCATCTTGTTCCATACCTCTATATACTCCTTTTTCCAAGTAGTAGGGCGTTTTATTTCCTCGTCAGGAACATCACTAGCTTCTGCCACCAGTTCAGGTTCTTCAACGGTATCTTGGTCGGTATTGGCTTCCTTGGCCTTAAAACGACCTTTTTCGTCACGGTCGTTGCTTTCTTCAGGGCTGGCTTCTTCGTTTTCGGCTTGGATTGGATCGTCATTTACTTCAATCTCCTTTTCAACAGGGGCTTCCAAAGTGCCTTCTTCGGCTTGGTCTAGTGCGGCTTCCAACATTTCTCTGCGGTCATCTGACATAATTTTCCCTATCTGTAGTTAAGTTTGGAATAAGCAATTTCAGCAATCTGCCGTTTACGGGCTTCTTGTTCTTTGCGGCTAAATTCAATGGGTTTTTGCTGCATTGGCACAGCATCACCTATTTCTACGCAGTTATTACGCTTTAAGTTCTCACGGTGCTTAGATCGGCTAGATACCCAAGTACCATCAGCCATGCTTATGTGGCCCTCAATGTCAGGCATAACCATAGGGGCTTCCCTAGACTTCATAGCAACCTTATCTAGCCATGATGCTTTGGCAGCTTCCTCACCAATGGTCGGTGTCCACCATTCAAGAAAGAATTCCTCGTCAGTTTTCTTAGTTTCTATGTGACTTTGTTGGGAATATCCACAATTCGAGCAAATCATTACATTCTCCTTATGATGTCAGGTAGTTGGTCATATTCATTGGGTCTTAACAGGCAAATGCTGTCATACCAACGGGCATTTTTCCACCGCCAGCATACAAATTCCTCTTTTGGCAGTAAAACCACGCATTTAACGCCTAAAGCACCAGCCAAATGTGCTGTTCCCGTGTCTACAGTAACAATTCCCTTCATTGCCTTCATATGACTAGCGGTTTGTACCCAATTTTTCTTCCAACCATCGTTAGGTAATGGGTGAAATAAGCCGTCAGAGTTAGGGTTTAAGCTATATGCGTCATCCCCGACCATTTCAGCCATGTGTTCATTGGCAATTGACTTGATGTAATACAGGGTTTGCTTACTTGCTTCCCAGTTCACCCCAATCTTGGGCGGGATATTGCTAGGAATAGCGTGTAAATAGCCTTCAGAACCTATTATTTTATTGCGTGTTACAGGAAACATCGCCTTGACTATGGGATGCTGTAACGAAATGTAATACGGAAGTGACATTGAGCCAATCCAGTAGTCTGATTCGGTGGCTGCACCTTCTGTCAAATTATTACTAAATACATCTACAGCGTGAATTTGACCTAAAAGGTAGTGCAATGTACCTTCTTGTAGGACTACGACCTGTTTTGCCCCTAATGCTTTTAAAGCAGGTAAAAAACGGGCAAACATAATAATGTCACCAAAACCCTGTTCCATCTGTACGGTGATCGATTTACCAATTAAGGGTTCACCTCTCCATACAGGCATCTTTAGCGCAGGTGCGTAAGGCTGGGCTTGCTTGGCAATAATGTCAGGATGCCAGCGGTATTCAAATAACCTAAACCCTGACTCGTATCTGCCAGCGTGTAGGTGTTCGTAAGCTAATTTATATTGTGCGTCTGCACTTATATCAGTAGTAATAATGCGGCCTCATCGTCAAGTTCCTCTTGGCGTTTGGCTTCCATTACTCGCAATTGCTCTTGAATGAGATATTGCTGGTGTCTGTAAGCTACTGTCGCAAGGATGTTATCCCGTTGGTTTTCAAGGT